TTACTTTGTCTGCCATTTCCTGAGTTTCTTTGTAATGTTCCCGGCTTTCGCCGGGAACTAAAGATTAAAGTTTAACTACTAACAACTAACTAATAAATGCTGACACTGCCCGAACTCGATACGCGTTCGATGCCTTAGTGCCGCCGTAGCTGGCGTAGCCGTCGCCGAGGTAGAGACGCCAGGCGTACGTGGCTGAATACTCAGTCGAAGTCCAATAGGCATCTTCGACTAACTGCGTTGCGCCATTAATCAGAGACAGGGCGTAGTTGATCTTTGTCATGTTGGCATAGATCATCATCATTTCACCCAAAGAAGGGAGCCACCATTTGCCTGCGGTCAGTCCGTGACCGTTGGCATTGGTACGGCTGTAGTTGGCGCAGAAACCAGGTGCGTATCCTGCGCCCGATGCTTCGGCATGGGTAATCTGTGCCGCAGTGCTTGTCTTACCGTTCCAATCGTTCATGGCGGTCACGCGGTCTGATGTTGTTGTACCGCCACCACTGACGGCTGCACTCGACCAGGTTAACTTTGTGGCAGATTCCGTTGGGGCCACCACCAGGATTTTACCACCTTCCACTACTACAACACCGTCGGCCACCTCACCGCCGCTTTGAATTGAGGCCCACTTGTGGGGCTTGACCATTAGCGGGTAGTCGTCGCTCTTACGGTGGTACATAATAAAGATACCATCCTCAATAGCGTTGACGTTGATGTTACCAAAAATGGCGGTTTTGAGGTTAGCCAGGGGAATGAGGGTCATTTGGCCGTTCACGTCCACCTTTACAAATTCCTCACCGTTTGCCACCGTCGTAGTTGATTTCGACGAGTTGGCCTTGATTTTCTTTGTCTGTTTTACCATAATTCAAAATGTTTAATGGGTTATTTTGTTCGTAAATACTTGATCCAGGCGAAACGCTTACGATTTGCCAGGTACGCCAGATCGCTTTGGTTGGCGTAGGCTTCCCGCTCAGTCGAAATGTTCTTGTACGCCTTATCGGTATTGCGATATTGGCAAAGCCTGAAAAGGTACTCAATGCCGTATCGCCAGAAGAAAAGAGGTATAAAGAGCAATGCCCAGAGGCCAATGAAGAAATAGCCAATGACGGCCAGGATAATGCCTACACAAAGCATTTCCTTTTGTTGCTCTGCGTGTATGTGCTCATGGTTGTTTACCACCACATTGTAACGTTTTGCATCATTATTGCGCACAAAGATGAATGGCCACAAACACATTGCAATAAATCCCTTAAACGGGATCACGTTGTTAAATACTACTTTCGTTTCCATATTCTTATATTTTTTATACGGGTGCCGCTGTTTTATTGATTTCCCAATAAATAACCTCTGTGCCGTTATCGCCATCGTCTTTATCCATTTTGCACTCTAATTCAACACAATTACCATTATACAAGGTATAGCCGTATGTACCGCCCGATGCAGTCCATTTCCACGTTATCGACAAATTAACGCCCGAATAGTTATACACCAACAACTTTGTACCGATAAACGAGCGTATGCGGTCTTTCTGTGCGGTTGTGTACCTGCTTGCTATTGCAGAACTTAACAAAGGCAAAGAAAAATAACTCGCTGTGCCTGTTGACAATTCTATAAAACTACCGCACTTGTCAAAGTCCAATACGGGGGCCGTAGTAATGTCTGTACGCTTATAGTTGTTAATATTACTTGTCGTTATCTTCGTCTTTCCCTTACGGATAAATCCGGTAAATACACCGTCATGCTGATATGTCGTACCTGTCAACAAATCAAGTGCAAACGTAGGTGCAAAATCCTTTCTTGTCAACTCTATTGCGCTGACTTCTGCGGAAATACCCGACGTGTCGTAGAACTCCAAATAATAAGAGCCTGTTGTACCAGGGCTAAAATACCCGCTACGCGTTACGTTAGACGTACCGTTAATCATTACAGGCGTATTCGTTGTACCTGTAGAGGTATTGCGTATGCGTATGAAGTATTGTCCGCTTGCACTACCCGCCTTACCTGTTGCTTTGAGGTAGTACAATTTACCGGCTTCCAAAGATACCGTTGCTATCGTCTTAGTCGTTTCGCTTGCGGTTTTTGTCTGTGTCGTACTGCTGCCGTATATTAATACATCGTCGCCACTTGGGTTGTTCTCGTTAAATAAGGAATACGCAATAATGCCTTGATAGGTAGCACCGTTTTCACAAAATGTATTATCTATCATTCCGTTAGTGCTTATCAGCCAATCACCGCTTATTATTGCACTACCAAAATAACCATGTTTCGCAAACAGAACGTTAGCGGCCACCATTGCCACCTTATCACTAAGCTGCCATAGATGGCTATTATTGTCATACGTACTGCCCGGATAATTTGTAGATGTCTTTACGTGTGTCTTAATACACTTATAGTAATTGCCATGATAAACTACAAAATCTTCGTACGGTTCTTGTGAATTTTCATCACCTTGGTAGAATTGGTAATCAATATCCATTTGTTCCCAATCCTGTGGGCCGCGTAATCCGGGGCCTCTGTAACCTCTTGGGCCTGTGCTACCTGTGCCACCTGTAGGGCCTTGTGGCCCGGTTGGGCCTTCGGGACCTACTGCGCCCTCCCTGTTAGGCTCTACGGAAATAGTCGCTTTAGCCGTGTAACTCTTATTGTCATACGTACCTGTCATTTGAACGGTAATAACACCTGCTATTATCTTGCTGTGCGGGATATTAACCGTTATTTTCGACGTACCGTTTTTCGTAACAGAAACATTGGTAATAGAGGTTATAGAAATGCTACCTGTACCTGATATGCTACAGGTGTTGCCCTTTACTTTCAGATAGCAATTTACCTCAAAATTTTGGGCGGCTGTCGAATATCCCTCATTATTCGCGGAATACAATATAGTGTTTCGGGATAACTCAACATACGGTGCTGATTCTCCCTCATTACCTGTATTGCCCTTGTCGCCTTTGTCGCCTTTGTCGCCCTTATCGCCTGTCTCGCCTTTTATTCGCACAACCACCCAACTGCCCCAGGTTCCGTTGACACATTCACGCTCAGCCCTCCAAAGCATATGCGTAAAATCCTTTGTGGCTGCATCGGTTACAGGGTCATACCAATTAGAGGGATTAGTGGACGGTGTACCGGGGTTGGTATCTACATCTGAAAACTCCACATCGTAGGTGTCGGTATCAGTCATTGGGCGTGGTGTTGACCAACCGCTCGACGTGCCATTACCATGAAAAGTGCAAGAGGTAGCCCACAACTGACTTGCGCCTGACGGAATACCATCAGACCAACCAGAAGGGACGGGTGAATCATAAGTGCCGCCACTCGGCGTAGAGGGGGTGCTATTCGTCCGCTTGAAAACGGTACTCTTAAAATCCCCTCTATCGCCTTTGTCGCCCTTATCGCCCTTGTCACCCTTGCGTATGAACTTGACTACGCAAGTTTTCATTACTCCACCCATGAGCGAAAATTTTAGTCCTTAGATGTGATAGTTATAGATACGTCACCGCCTGCCTGGATGCAGTGGGCGCGGGTCACGGTGCAACTCGCCTTGTCAGTCTCGCGGTCACTCTGGCTGTTGAGGTAAACACCTGCTGCATCCTTGATCACGAAATAGAAGGTCGTATCAAATGCTTTGGTGTTAGTTCCCCTGGTCACTACTACAGGCGTATAGGTCACTGATCCGTTGCCGTTGGTGTCCTCACTGATAGCCTCATCTTCGGGGCTTGGGTGCGGGTCAATATCCAATGGATCGGACGCGTCCATAACAGGCTGTATGTCGCTGCCGATAGCCTGGCCACTCTGCGAGACGGTCACGCGGTATTCACCATAAGAGGTTATATCGCTGCTATAGACGGTCAAAGTCTGGCTTGTCTTGCCTGTCAAAACCTCCCATCCGCTTGTGCCCATCTTTTCCCATACATAGGAAAGGTTTTGTGTCAGCGGGCTACCACTCTGATAGGCCATAGCCTTTAAGATACAACTACCACCGTTACGTGTGATCACAAAGTTACGGCCTCCCGTATCTACCAGGGGATCGTCACCCGCTGCAATCGTCACGCGATAGCTGCTACCCGTTGAGTGCTGAATGGGTATAGGATATTCGGCTTGCACCTCATCGGACTGAGTGCCGTATGAGATATGCGCCACCATCTTGATAGTGACGGGTGCAAATCCGGCAGCGGCTGCAATGTTGTTGAGGAATTGCAGGCCGTAATAGGGATTTTGACCAGACGGGGAAACCTTACGGAAAAGCCCTGCAAGTGTACCGCTTGACGTGTCACCATTCCAGGTAATCTTGGTATTACCGAAATAGAAATCTATAGCATCAGGCGTTGCAACACCCTCGGCTACTCGGCTCGACGTGCAAACGAAATACAGGATCGGTTGCGTTGTCTGGAAATTCGGTGTGATCGTACCCGGTTCTACGGGTGTACCTGCGTACTCTTGATAGAGGTCGCCATCAGGACACATGATAACTGCGGTATATGTGCCGGATTTCACATTGAACTTAATAGTTCTACTGGTTGATGCACTACTCATAATATTGCCTCCTATTCGTTAGTTTGCTTATTCTCTTCGCCGGGCTGATCGGTTGTTTCACCTTCGCCCTCTGCCTCAGTGTTGGCGGGTTGCTCTCCGGCTTCCTGGCTTTCGCCTGCCTGCTCTGTAGTCTCGCCCTCACCATTGGCGGGCTGCTCTTCCTGCTCTCCTGCCTCCTGGCTCTCACCGTTGTTTTCCTCTGGTTCTGGCTCCGGCTCTGGTGTCGGGTCAGGCAGAATGAAACGGGGATCGGTTGCTATGGGCAATGGGCGTGAAATCACACCGTCCTGCTCTTCGCGGGCCTCATGGGGCAAAAGTGCCAGGCCACCGATCATTACCAATGTCTCGTTTAACTGAGGCAGTGGGCCAAACTCCAACATATCCTGCTGCCATAACAGGTAGTTGCCATCGTTCAACTTGTTTCTGTCATTCTCCAGGTGCAAAAACTCTGCAACCAATCTGTTTGCTTTGATGTAACGTGCCATAATCTTATTCTTTTTTTAAGTTGTTAATGTACTAATAATACTGCGCCGTCGCTATCCTCAATGATGTAACCGTCGCTATCCTCCCAGGCTCCCCAGGGGCCGCCGTCCACTACCTCAATGCCAAACACACCACCGTAAAGATCGGTCATTGCAGCCGTTGACAAAATAGGTGTCAGGCCGTGTGCAATCTGTGTGTATGTGAGTGATCCACTTGCACGGTTCGGGGCTGCATACCATTTCACCAATAACTCCTTTGAGGGGTTTTCAATGCCTACACCCCAAATGGAGGCACGGGGCGCAATCTCTGCGATCTTTGGGATATTAGTAGGACACTCCACAATGTCGTAATCGTATTTGGGTATCTGTCTGATAAATGAGAAATACTCAACCGGGGATGCTGCATTGAGCGTAACGCCTGCGGGGTTGCCTCCTGCATCATACTTTGCCCGGCATCGTATATTGATCTCTGATCCCATCAGGCTACGATCTACGGTCACGCTTGCACCGTCCTGTGCTACGGTAACGTCGTAATCCAATGCGGGTTCACTGCCGATCTCAGACCAGGTGTTAGTATCGTCTCTGAATTTCTCCCAGACGAAAAGCCTGTTAGCGGCTGCACATTCATTCTTGCCCAACATCAACTTAGCGGCTACTACTCTCAGATCGGGGTCGATCAGAGGATTGTAGGTAGTCTGTCCGGCTGCATCGAGCACTACGACGGGCGCAAAGGCCGTGGCGTTCTTACAGGGAACAAAGTAGGTTCTATCAATAATGAATAGTTGCCCGTTTCGGCTGTCGGTGTACTCTGCATGGAATTGCAGGGTAAGAGGGTGTAACGGCTGCACGTTCTTTTTCACCTTGATACGTCCGGCATCACCACCAGAAGAGGTAATTTCATAGTTGGTGTTGTTGGCCTCAATGAGTGTCTTTGTGCCGTCTATGATCTCATACCATCTTATGTTTGCCAGGGCTTGATTGATACGGCCTGCCGTCAGGATTTCGTCTTTATCCATACGGCTGATATTCGGCTGAATGATCAGGGGCGTTAGGGTATAGTCCGGCGTCCATTCGTTAGTATCGGCATCGTAATTCTGGCTGTCGGGTACGCTGCTCCCTGTAGTCAGGCTGATGTCTAACTGCAAGGGCTTGAAATTAAAGTCAAATCTTTTTGTTTTCATATATCTATGCCTATTTCGTTAATACTCAAAACTCGCGCTGTCGGTGGCAGCATCGTTATTCATGCCGTCTCTGAGGGTCACGGTGGCCGTGAATCGTACCTTTCTCGGAACATAGCCGTTTAGGTCTAAGTCCTCTACCGTCAAATGGATGCTCTTACCAATGGGGCCTTGTGCCGTTCGTCTGATAGCCCAGGCGTTATCGCTTGCCACTCTCTCGTTACCGTTCGCGTCCTCGCTGTATCGCGTCCAGATCACATCGGTATCTAAAATGTCGCTCGTCACGTCCAGGTTATAGATCTTGGCAATAATGTACAAAGTCAGATCGAAGCGGTCAGGATCAAAGAGGGTTTCAGTCTCATTGAACTCTACCGTGAAATCGGGGTTGCCCTCAATCATGGCCCAATCTGTCACGTTCCAACCGGGGGCATAGGTGGTATTATTTACACAACACCTGTACTTGCATCCGTTATACCAAACATCTGAAATCTCATAGATGCCTGTGACGGGATTCTGTGCCTTGAAATAATATGTCTCATGGGGCGACCATTCGCCACGATCTACATACTCACAAATCGGATCGCCCTGCCAGTCAATTCTAATAATATCCTGAGTGATAACACCGGGGATATACATATAGTCCAAACCGTCACGGATAGGCAGTAAGTTGCCCTGGCTGTCTGTCAGTGTACTAACAAAGTCGGGCAAAGATCCAAATGTAGCACCGTAATTGGTTCTGTCAATGATCGGCTTTGTGACATTGACGTACTTAACTATGCGGCCCTCTGTACTACTGAGGTACAAACAAGTTTGGCGCGTGGTGTCTGTCTGATGGCCCCAACGTGCAATCTTCATCAACTCACATGGCGGGAAATTCTGCCCTGCGGGTGTCTGATTATCGGGGTACATAGTCACCTCAATATAGTTGAGTGACGGGTTTACGCTGTTTACTCTCAGCCAACTTGTGTAAAGTTGTGCGTTCTGGCTCCCGGTTGTCATACCCAAAGCCATTGCACCCAGGTTGTTAATAATACCCTTCAACACACTGCCTGCTGAAATGGCCGTGAAATATCCCTCCCATTTCGGATGCAGGTAGAGGCCGTAAGTGTCATTGCCCAAATCTTCTACCCGGTCAATGGTATCACCCTCAGTTAGTAATTGATCACCGTCTATGGCTGTCAGGCGATTAATGATCAATTCGACTGCCTCAAAGTAGGTTCTTACCCTGACACTCTCAAACTCAGCATTACCCAGATTGTCGATACCTGCGCCGGATCCTGCATACAGGGATCTGACGAAAGTACCAAATTGGGCCTCACCTCTGAATACGGCTACACCTAAAACATAGATAGCCTGCTGAAATGTAATGTTTCCGGCTGCAATGTCATTTAACAGGCGGCTTAAAAACCTCTCGTTTGCCGGGCTGTCAGGGTCTAAGTCATGGGCAAAAGCGGCGTGGTCTGCCTCCCCCGCTTTAACCTTTTCCTTGACTTGGACGTATTCGGTTCTTTCCTCTCCAGTATCAGAATCGGTGATCGTTCTTTCCACTAACCGGGTCAGCCACTCATAGCCGTTTTCATCGGTATCTATTTGATCCAGTTGGGCCTTATTAGAATGGGTGTGGCCGTCGCCTGACGGTGTGCTGCTGCCTCCAGTCTCAGCGTTCAAAACTACCGTGCTGTTAGCACTGCCAATACCTTGCTCACGTAGTCTTTTGCTACGTGGGCGCGGGGTTCTGTTGGTAGTTACTGATGTATAATGCTTATTCATACGAAATTTGCTTTAACTGACTGGTTCAATGGCCTCGTACTCGTCGGGGCTTAATTCTGTATATAATGCCTGCGTGGTGTCTGTGATAACGTCCTGTTGTTCCTCAGACATCATAAACACTTTGCCTGCCTGGTTCCGTTCGGTGTACTTACACAATGCGCCTGTGTCAATGACTGCCTCACCCTCTAAGGTGGTGTGACGGTCTGCGTACTGGCTATAAAGCGTACCAATGAGCAACTTTTCGGGGTGATCCGTAACGCCTGCCCTTTTGAGTTTTTGGATCTGCAAGTTATCGGATGCCCGGCAATAAATACCCTTGGCAGTGGGGCAAACCTTATTAGCCGTTCCGCAAATCGTGTCAATACTAATCTCTTCTTTGGCGTTTCTGTTTAGATAGCCCGAATATTCCACATCGTCCAACTCTTCGGCTGCAAACACCAGGTTATTTCTTACCAATTCAACCTTTGGGGCCTTATAGAGTAACCACCTGGCTTTTCCATATAATCCGTTCTGCGTCCAACGTTTACAAGCATCCCAATCATAGTCGAAACCTTGGATAATCGTATCTACATTATCATAGTCAAAGCATTGTACGCCTGCATATACGGTAATCTCCAAATAACCGCCTTGCGTTGGATATGGTATATACTCGCCGTCTGCCATCTTCTTAAAACTATCGTAAATACTGATATTAATAAAATTGGGCCTACCTATGCAATGCCTATTGGCTTTCCAACCTAAAATGCCTGCACTTTCGGCTACGTCCTGCGGGTCATAATATTCCAGGTATGCGTCACCAAATGAGGCTTGACCGCTTTCCCATCTGCCTTTGGCATAGGCCAAATGTCCTTTGCAGGCTCCTTTGGCGTTGTGGCTGTTGACGTAGTGGCAAATGGCGTTTCCGTTCCCGTCGTACAGATTCACGGCAATGGGTACAAACGCCCACCCGGTGCAAACTTTCATATCGTCATAGTTGCCGCTTTCGTTACCATCGTTTGTGCCATCGGTAAACGGATTGTAGCGAGCATCTAAGAGCATTTCAAGTGATAGGCGCACATAGTAAGACTTTTCACCCTCTGAGGATAATTTGGGCAAAAATACTCTGTTGGTCTGCATTACTTGTGTGGCTCTTTCTTTTGTCACGCCACCAGGTTGTAAAATATGCTTGGGCCAACCTGTAGTAATTGCACCATGACCACCTGACATGAAATCCCATGCTATTGCCGTACACTCAGACGGGCCACCTACTACTGGCAGAATATGGCAGTATCTTGCACCCGGATTCAGGTATCTTAAACCTTTGCCCCGTGTGCTAATAAATATGGTAAAGTTGATTAGGTTGTAATCCCAATTACCGTTAAGCCTGTGATCATCTGAGTAATCAGGATAGTATGAATAATATGAGGCTCCGGGATCCGCTACCAAATTCACATCTTCCACAGAATACTCACCACCATATTCCAAATTACCGTCCATCAACTCGGCAGACGAATAGGGGGAAAAACTAACCTTTACATTGTTGGCCACCTTATCAACTCCCATTGTCTGGCTGTCGCCGTCCCATTCTATAGCTCTGCTTGGTGCCAGACTATACAGGCCGTTTAGATCGTACACATACACCTTTCCGTTACGCTGTATCATTCTCAATGCCAATGGCTGCATGATACCCTCAATAACTTCTTTCAGGGTGTTGGGTTCTGCATCTTCATCGTAGAAATTTTCACTCCGCACGGCCAAAGCTGCCAAATTCGCCTTAGTGCCTCCCGTCTCAAAGTAAGTGGTGCAATAGGTATCGGCATCTATGCCACCGTGATTTATCGTTGTGCGCGTAATGGCATCCTGCAAAATGGCCTGTAGGGTCTGCATCCCTGACAGGTTGTATTTCAGTCTGTCAAGTATGCCAAAGTCGCTGAATGTCAAAGTAACGGCGTAATAGCGGGCCTTTTCATAGGGTTCTTCATAAAACTCTGGGTCTAACGCTCCACTCCAATACAGGGCATTATTTTTGTAAACGTCCATACGGATTCGGCCAACCTCAATCGTATAAAGATCCTCATAGGCTCGATCAGTGGGGCTTTCAATCTTAATCGTCGCCTCACTGCCGCAAATAACCTCTTCCTTATCGGTATGCTTCCAGTTGATCACCAAAGCCTCATCAGCCTCAAAGGTAAGTGATCCGACATTGCCAGAATAGTTTTCCTGCAAAATGTCAACCTGCCACACTACACCTTTACGGCTTAGAAAAGCACCTCTGTATCGTAATTGCTTTGCCATATTTTTAACTGCGCTTACGGTGATTCATTTCTTTTTCCTGAACTAACACAATGTCGCGACCTTTGATCTTGCCCGTCACCTCAACGTGTGAAACGCTCGGCTCGATCATACTGCGTAACTTATCCAGAGGGGCCACCACTTCCGGGTTATTGCTTGCACCCGCATACTCACCTATCAGGGCCATCGTGGGGCCTGAAACCACACCACCCTCTGCAAACGGCATCAGGCCGATAGCCTGCACCAATGCAACGGCGGCGGCTGAAAAGCCTGCACCTATTCCAAAACCTGCAAACGGTATGTAGGCGTGTGCGGCCATATACATAGCGGATGCAAGCTGCACATAACTTGCCGTCAATGCCTTATTTGCTATGATCGTTGGAATGGCGGCGGCTGCTGCAACCTCTTGTGTCGCTGCCTCAACACCCTGTGTTGTGGTTGCTGTAACAACGGCTGCACTCTCGGCGGCTTTCGCTACCGTGTGGGCTGTGGTGGCGGTTGTCAACAGATCAATGATGCTTATAATGGTCTGGATTCCCTCGGCAATCTGGATAAAGCCATCAACAATACCCGTTACCACCTGCCAGGCGTTACCGTTACCTTCAAGGGCATTTGTAATGCTTTCAATGCCACTGCCAACACCCTTGATTCCATCCCAACCAGACTTGAACGTACTGAAAGCGTTAATTGTCTGACTGCGCCATTTCTCATAGGTTGCAATGATCTGCTCAATGTCCTTTCTCTGCTCACCCGTTACAGGGTTATCCAGATCAGCCAACTGCCTGCGAAGTTCATAAATCTTTTCAGTCAGTTCGTCAAAGCCCATTGATTTGATCTTCAACTTGTATTCGCGGCCCGTCAAAGCGTTAATCTCGGCAATCTCTTTCTGCATAGAGGGAATTTCAATACCTCTCTGCATGGCCTTTTTCTTGGCCTCATACGCCTCAATGATCCTCTGAGTATTGGCAATTTCATCGGTGGTCTGCTTCGACTGCAAAGCCTGGTAATACTTAATGGCTTCGTCTAATTCCTCAATGCTCTTGGCTGCACCAACCGTTACGGGCTTATTCATAGCGGCCAAAGCATCATCCCAACCTTTCTTGATCTTATTGAGGCTGTCAATGTGCGCCTGTATCTTCGGGCGGCTCTCGACGGTGGCAGTATTGAGCAAATCGTTATAGTACGAAAGTTTGATGTTCAACTGCTCATAGGTTTTCAGTTGCTCATCCGGCGTGTCGATCACGGCGGCGTGTTCAATATGCGACTGCAAAACCTGTAGGCGGCTGATCTCTGCGTCAATGCCTGCCAGGGCCTCACGGTTGGCTTGTGCCCTCAACTTACGCTGATAGGCGATTTCCTTATCAATGTCCTGCAAGGTTTCCAACTTGGCTGGGCGTTCCATCTGTGCCTGCAACAACTCAACGGCGGCGATCTGCTTGTCAATATCGCTGATCTGCTCGGCTGCTGCCTGCTGACGTAATGCCCTTAGATATTCAAGTTCCTTGCTAACGTCCTGTAAGGTCTTTATCTCGGCGGGGCGGGCGGCGGCTTTCTGTGCTAATTCAATGGCCTGCCTCTGCTTTTCCCAACCTGCGATTTTCTCACGGATTGATCTTTGCTCGGCGTTGTCTGCCCCGGTCAGTTTCTTTTTATAGATTTCAATATTGGTACTCAGTTCCTCATAGGTCTTTGGATTCGCCACGGCTACCTTCTTATTGCCTCCTGTGGTTGTACCAATGCCCTGCAAGTTCTCTAAGTATTTCTTTCTTGATTTCAGTTCCTCATTGGACTTTTTGAGGGCTGCAAGTTCTTTAGGATCGGTGATCTTCTTACCCTTTTCCCCGTTACGTTCCAGGGCGGCATTCACCTGTTGCAGATTCATTTGTGCCACCTTCAACTCCTGCGTTCCCTGGGTTCCTGCACCCTTGATGCTCGCTGCAAGTCTCTTGGCGGCTCCCTCAGTGTTAGCCAACTCAGCCTGTAGTTTTTTATTCTCTGCAAGGAGTTTGGCATCAGTCTCATCTAATGCCTTATACTCTGCGGGGGATTCGGTTCTGGTATATCCCTCGTGCACACGTCCGTCTTGATCCACCCATGACTGCTGTGTAACGGTCTTTGGCCCCTTGCCTTCCGCTGCCAATGCTCTTTTCTTCTCAGCATTAATCAGCATATCGGCATTATTCTTGCTGATCTGGGCGTTTAGGGTGCTTGCCTTGGCCTCTAATGCAAGTTGAGTGCAATAGTCCTTACTCTTCTTTGTCAGAGTGTCGTACCAATCGGCTGCTGTGTTATGGGTTCCGAAAATGTCACCGTATGCCTCATTAAGATGGTTAACGGCTTCGGTGGTATCCTTTTTGGCCTTGATCAGTTCCGAAAGATTCTGGATTTCTTGATTCAGGGCTACTTCGACTTCGGCAAACTTATCCTTAAATGCTTCCTCTGCCTCATTGAATTGCTCTGTGGCTTCGGTAGCCTCATCTGTCTTGGTAGCAAAATACTCGATCAGACTTGTAACGCCTACGATCACGGCTCCTACACCCGTCGTAATCATCAGGCCCTTCAATGCAATCTTGAAAGCGGTAGCCGAATATGCACCCGTTTTCAAAGCGGCACTGAATACCCTGGTAAATACGGCTGTCCTGTTGGCACTGAGGCCGAAAAGCAACATTGAAGCACCTGCGGCCTTGGTTCTCAACGTCAAAACGGCGTGTTGAATGTTCAGGGCCTTAATGCTCTTTGTCAGGCTTGCCAGGCTCATCACGGCAATACCTGTCTGGGCCGTAAAGTTGATAAACGGCATAATGCCACCTACAACTCCGGCAATGAGATCGGTAAACGCTCCCATTTGGTTCTTTAGCATCTGAGTGGTCGCGCTGCCAGTGCTTGCCATTTCCTCATACGCCTTATCCATAGTGCCTGCACTATCAGCCATTACACCGATATTCTCAGTGAACTTTGCGGACTGCTCACCTGTCAGTGAGGTTAAAAGACGTAAAGCCCTGGCACTGCCAAACAGATTGCCATAGATCGTTTCGCTCAATTCACCCGTCCGGGCTGCATACTCGTTGATGGCCTGGTCTAAGGATTTCAGGAAATTGTCTAAACCTCCG